TCTTATATCCCTTTACTCTTTCGGGGTTGCTCATGACGCTTGGAATGGATGCGCCTGTGGCCTGTGAAGCCACATTAAACGCAGTCTGCCAAGGGAATCGTGTACCATTTTGAGCGAGCCCAGGGTTCTGCGGAATCCACCCGCTAAAATACGTGTTCGCGGTATGGCGTGTAGAGATGTCTGATGACGGTATATTGTTGTGATGCTGGATGAAGTCTTCCATTGCATCGTCTAAGCGTGAGCCATCTACCGTTGTGCCCTCGGCAAACTGCTGTTTGGTTACGTGTCTCGGATGCTTCTTAAATGGCATTACGATATCACTCCGGTTGCCGTTACGGTCCCAAGGCCCACAGTGGGGTTCGCATTGACGCAGCCAATAAGATGAACTCCTGCGGCGACATTTGGTGCCTGGTTGTCTATTACACTGCCAGACCCAAACCCGCCTGAGAACATGCATCCCACGAACACCGCTTTCGCACCGGGCGCAACACGCACCCATATTGCAGATTGCATCTCGGCTGTGCGCTCAAACACGCAGTTTCGGAACACTACCCGGACCTCTGTGTTCGCAGTTCCGGTTCCCACAATGACCAGCTCATTAGGGAACTTGTCCGTGTTCTTGAAGTGTACAGAGTCAATCACCGCTTTTGCGTTTATTGTGGACTGCCCTGCGCTCACTGTCTTGACCCCAAGGCCTCCCACCATGCCGAAGGGATTTGTAATCCTAATGCGCTGATGCGCTCCTGCGCTCAGGTTTGCCTTGTTGTAGCTACTTCCTGTTTCCTCATACGTCACAGAAGGAGTCTCAAAGTCGAGACTGTTGAGCCCTGCAACAACGTCTTGCCTTGCATCTTGGTTGGCCTGGTCGATGCGCCCAAGGCCTCGGTGCTCTATTTCAGAAGCGAACCTCAATGTCCAAACCTCCTTCTTGAGCCACCCACCACGCGCAACTGTGCAAGAACGCTCTCTAGCTTTAGCGCCTGTGCTCTGTTTTGCACATGACCAAACACCATGTACGAAAAGCTATTACCTTTTACCCCATCGCTGGTCGCCACAATCGACACCTCTTGGTCGTCGATAATGTAGTCTCCGCCTGCCACTCCTGCTGTTCCATAATGAAGTCCCGCAGCAGCAGTCGACGCGACGAAGTTCTTAAGCTGCATATTCCCTGCAACATCTCGAACTCGCGTCCTTGTGGTGTTCTTGTTGGTCAGCAGGTCTAACGCTGGTTGTTCCGCGCCTGGTGCTCCAGATGTAGCCGTGTCGATGACCTGGCTCATCCAACCCTTGCGGTCGCTACCAAGGAGCGTATTGAACGGACCATAAGGCCAAGCAGGAACAAGGTAATCAGTTGTTACACCTGAGCCATGAGAGAGCAATCTTACGAAAAGCCCACGCGCCTTTAGCAGGTTGGCGTCTGTCAGCCCTACCTCTTGCGACTTGTAGCACCAGTCTACAGGCAGTGCGACGTTATCGTCTTTGGACATATCCGGCGTCCCAAGGTGCCACTGCTCCCAGCTTACAACGGATGCGTTAGAGGCAGCCCCGCCCGATGTAAACGATGCATTTGTAACCACGCTAAACCCAAACGACCTTACTCCGGCATCGTTAAGCCTTTGCATCGGCAGGTACATCAGCATGTTCACGCGGTCTTCGTTAATAGATATCACCGGAACCGCGCCGCCAGAAGCAAACGCAATGCTAATCCTATTGGCAGCAGATTGCGTCACAGTATATCCACCAAGGCCTGCAATACGTTCGCTTGGCAGCGAGTAATCTATTGTACCAGTGGCGGCAGATGGGTCATCTAGCCTGGGCTTCCAGTTGGTATTGTCAAACCCAAACGTCACTGACCACGCAGACACACCGTTCGTAGGTGTAATTACGTTTTCAGGAAACACTACCGCAATAGGAACCCACCAAACGTCTTCGTTGTTAATTACGGTAGAGGACGCCGACGTCGACCTAAACTTGTACCCACGGTCTACCTTGAATGGCTTGTCTAGGTACATCGTAAGCTGATGCTGGGTTATCCTTCCTGGCGCTCCGACTGTGCTCAGGTACACATAGTTCTGCGCGGGGATTCGATAGTCCTCGTCCTCGACTGAGCGGTCAATCGAACCGCCTCGACCGTACACCAGGACTTGATAGTTGGTGCCGCCGACATCGAGACCTGCTGCGCTTGCGTCATCATGTGACTGACTTAAAGGTCCTGTGACAAGAGCAACGGTGTCGTCTCCTGTAACCATCCAGGGGGACTTAATACGAAGGTTAGAACCAACATCTGCCGCGCCAGCACCGTTAATGTGGACCATTGACTCAACAGTCCAGTACGCCCACTTGCCATTACATAGAACCCACATCTCTCGCTCTTCAGGAAACACGGCAAACACCGCGTCTAGCTTGGGCGAGTACGCCATGTGACACCTTGTGTCATTAAGGCGCAATGTGGTGTCTGGCATATTCTGGCTGTCTGATGCGACAGGCGTAGATACGCCGTTAGCCACGTAGTAGCTTGTCATTGGGTTGGTCACAAAGTCCGTAAAAAACGGAGCAATAACGTCAGCCACCGGACTTACAATGAGGTTTCCAGTGGTCCGATACACGTTGTTCCGGTCCATCCACACAATGTCATTGCCGGTCTTTACCCATGAGTTTGCATTAAGGCACCCAACGGTATCACTTATTTTTGTCAACGAGCCTGTGCCCACAGCGCCGCTCGAAGGAATCCTGTATACAAACGTCTCAGTAGATGTCCATATAGTAAGGTTGCCCAGCTGCTCTGCGATTGCAGTGATGGGGTTCTCGCTATCAATGACAATTACGTTATCCCCCAAAACGGACGCATAATAGTCGTCGTCTGAAAAGAATACGGTGCGGTCACTGGCATACGCCACCTTGTTCCCTACGGCAGCTATTGCCGAAGGAGGCGGAAAGTCGGAGGGTATAAGATAAGATAGACCGTCTGCCGCGCCGCCAAACAGCCCCTGGCCCGCCATGACTAAAGGTGACACCACTGACGACTCACCATAAGGGCGAGATGGCTCGTGCCAATATGCCCCGGTAACCTGCACGGTCCTCTGCGTAACATCTTGAAACTTTGTGGGATAATAAATCCACGCACCAAGAACGGGGTGAGAAAAGATGACTCTGTCTTTAGTTTCGATAAACGTAAAGGCGTCGTCTCCAGCAGACAGTGTTGTTACCCACCGCTGCCTGTCATACGTTGTATCCGTTTCATAGTTGGCGTGCATTGTCGCCAACGGATAGCTAGCAGCATCGTCGTAAGCGGTTGATATGTTTAGTGTCGCATCAGACTTCTGGCTTACTGTGTGCTGGTAAAGGGGGACCTCCCACCGGGTGCCATCCGTGAGGTCGTCAATCTGCACCGTGTATATTGGTATGCGCCTGGATGACCTAAGCGTTGTGCCGAGGATGGTGTCCCCAGTATTGGCGTTACCTTCAAAGACTGAAACTATCTGCTCATGGTCAAAATTGGTTTTGATGAGCCTGCTTCCAAGATGCTTTTGCAGGCTGGTGTTTCCTCTTCCTGCAATATCGGGCAACGCCATCGTTGAGCACCGCTGTGCAAACTGACCGAAGCCTTTCCTTACTTCCCATGCACCTCGACGAAATATCATGTTCATTGCAAACGACCCCTTCGTAGGGGCGTCTAGCTTACATCCATCACCTAATATCTCAGTCTCGGTATACTTAGGCATTAGACGTCCTCGTATGAATCGGATGTCCTTCTCACGTACTGAACCCCTTCAAAGTTGCGACGGTTCATATACGCCTCTAACTCCCTAAGCCTCATGCCTAGTTGCATCATGAGGGGCTGATTTACGTTTGCGTCTCGAATCGAGTACTGCTTGTAAGCCAGCAGCGCGATGATATCATGAAACATTGCGAGGTCATCAACGTACTCAGCACCGGCACCGGTTGCCGTGTTTGCCCAGTCCACCGAGTTCTCTGGAATGTACGTCACAATCAGGTTGCTTCCAGGTGCCAGCGACAGGTACAGCGTCGTTCCTTGTAAGTAATAAGACCGATACGTCGACTGTAGGTCACGCAAGCCTTGCGCCGATTTCCAGAGCAGGTCATTCGGTGTTGAGCTGGTGGGCGTGCGAACCTGAATAAGCTGGGTCATTCGCTGCACACCAGCAGACAGGTTACTTCCCAGTATCCTCACCGCATTTGCAGGCAACGCAAGGTCATACTCAGTGACGCTTGCTGCCGGAATAGACACGTCTACCGCATAGGTGTGAGGCGCCATGTCACTGACCTTCCACCGGAACTCGTTGTACCCGGTCAGAAGGTAGCTTGCGACATCTGCTGCGGTAAGCCACGTCGTATCGGGCTCATCGCAGTATTGCCGAAACAGATTAGTAATCTCGAAGACAAACATCAGTACCCCGGTCCTACTGGTGATATAAGGGCTTCACTGCGCTGACCCATGCGTGACACCGCATCTTCCACTTGGTCGCGTCTGGCGGCCTCGTAGACCTGCTCCTGGCCCATTTGGTTGAGCGCCTGTTGAGACTCTTGGATTCCGAGCTCGGTTGCCTGCTCAACTTCTGGTGCAGCTACGGGAGTTTTGCGCGGCCAAACGCTTCGGTTCATCGCGGCCTTTTGATACGCCTCGTCTCCCATACCAAAGGTAGAGATGGCAACGTAGACATCGCTAAGGTAGTCCTGCCTATCTTCAGGAAGGAGGTAGAAGTCCTCGGACTGCATGAACTCTTCCCATACCTGCTTAAACGCTTTGAGGTCATCAGACGCAAATATCTCGATGTCGTATCCAGATGCTGCGGCTGCGAGCAGGTCTTGCGCGTGAGACATCTGTGCGATGTGACGCGAGACGTAAGCGTTCGACGTTCGGAAGGAAAGCTCCCTGGTCGCAGTTTCCTGGTCAACCAACCCAAGCTTGAATAGCTCCAGCACTCGGCTGTCGCGGTCATGCGCTTCGGTTCTAAACAAAGACCCCGGCTGCAAAAACACTTCCGGGTCCTCGGTAAGGTTGGTTGAGTCTAACTCTTTGTGGACTACGCTTCCGAGCGTATCCATCATGCGAAGCATTTTGCGCTCGGTGTAGTATCGCTTCGCGATAACAAGCGTAAGCCTTGCGACTTCTTTAATGCCTCGCTCCATTGCGTTCTGAGACACTTGAAGCTGACTCATGTCGTTACGAGAAAGCACGTCGATGGCGCTACCGCTAGACACGTTGACCGCACGCTTACCGAGCGTTACTGAGTGAATACCTGCAACGTCCTGCATCTCAGACTGGATACGGGTAATGTTGTCGAGCACGTATCCAGGCAGCGGCTTCGGTGGTGCCATCTCAGGCTTGCCCCCAGCAGCATTATAATAAACCTTCTCCCCGGGCCTGTCGGTAAACGAGGACGTGTCGACACCGGCAGTTTTTGGGATGAGCCACTTGGGGTTCCCCATCAACTCCACATTCTGGAGAACCTGTGACCGTGACTTATTATAATACCACTGAAGACGAACCAAAGGAGAAACAAGACCTACTCCCCACAACCTTGTAGGTATAGACGAGTAGCGAACAATCTGAACAGGGAACGGGTCGGTGACTCCGCTCTCCTCTTTAAACAGATACGTCTGCCCCATAAGGATAGCGTGACGACCGTCCCTCCAGTAAACCTCGTATGTTTCTACGCGGTTGGCAGGAACCATGTCACCTAAGGGGCCGCCTTCTTTCGACTTGTCTGTGGTGGCTGCGTCTTCAATTTCTTTCTCATGGTCTGGATACGCAGCCTTAAGAGAGCTTCTTGTATGGTACGTCCGTATCGCAATCCACTGAGACTCTTCAGGGTCTGACACCTTGGCTTCAAAGAATAAGTCGTATGGGCTGACAACATCCGTGTGTGCCCGCTTTAGCTTGGGGTCGTAGTAGGTATGGAACCCTACGGTACCGAAAGAGAGCAAGTGCTCGATGGCGACCTTAATCGTCTCCGCCATGTCATCGGCTTGCCAGTGGTATTGAAGTAACCACTCGCTTGTCTTTGCTTTTACGATGTCGCTTGTCGACGGACTAGCGGGCAAAACCGCGATGGCAGGGTAGTTCACCATCATGCGCGACAAGATGTTTCGGTACATATTGAGGAGCAGGTTGACGGTGACCCTGGTGTTCGACTGCTGCGGACGGTCCATTGACCATTGGCGCAAGCTGTCGTTGTACGTGAGCCACTGGTTTCCGCTCAAGAAAAGAACGCACAAGTCCCACGCACGAGTGTAGCTAGACTTGTCGTCTTCGCTCTCTTTGATGAGCCCTCTCATATTAGTGGGGAACTTATCGCTCATTGCTCAATACCCAGTGCCTTCATTCGTTTCTGTAGTTTCTTTTGAAGCTCAAGAGACTTTTGTGCCTTGTCGTATTGCGTGAGCTGTTGACCAGCCTCACCGACTCTCTGCATCATATCCTCTTCGTTTCCTTCCATAAGGTTACCGGCGGTCTGGCCAAGCGTGTTTCCAAGGCCTGCACCAGCGACTGCGCCGGCGGGTCCGCCCGTTACGGCACCTGCAATTCCGCCCCCGATACCCCCAAGGACGCCTAGCACCGTGGATGCAACGCTATCTTCCTTTGGTGCGAGTGAGCCTCTTCCCCCTGACAACCTTAGCGCTGCTCTGCTTCTTGGTGTCATCATTGCCATAACGAACCTCCGGTACTCTCTTTGGTAGCCATAATGTCAAGCGGGTCAGCGTCATAGCTAGTAAGCTTGAGGCTTTCATCGTGCTGCTTAATCTCACGACGTTTTTTCTTAATCAAATCAACGATGTATATGTTTAGCGTAATCGCAGTTATGACCACTGACGCGAGTGCCAAGTCTATCATTTCTTTCGGCCTTTCGCTGCCATTTTAGCCATGCCTTTCTTTCCGTATTTCTTGCGCCCAATAAATGCCGCCAAGGCCTTTGACCCTACGGCTTTAGATAGAGCAGCAAACCGCTTGCCATCACCAGGCTTAGACGTTTTCTTCGCCTTCTCATACATCTTCATGGCGGCTTTTTTGCGTGAACCTGGCATGGCTTTCTCCTAACAGTTCCATTTACGGAGTGACTTGTTTATGCGGCTCTTGGGGTCACGAGCCGTCTTCTTGCTGGTAAGCTTTTTTTTCATACCTTTCATGCGAGCACAAAATGCGTCCCGCCGCTTACCGCCCTCTGGCTGTGGGCGTTTAAGGTCAGACCCTGGGTTCTCTTCCTCGTAAGACTTACGTCCCTTTTCGTTGAGACCGCCTGACGGCTCTTTCCCTTCTTTACGAGTCCACGCAGCAGTCTTCTTGCGCTTACCCATAAGACGCTTTGCTGCATCTTTGCGTGCTGGTGCCACAGGGACCTCCTAAAGGAAGGGGGGCCGAAGCCCCCCTTTTTAGTGCAACCTAGAGGTATCCCATGAGGATACCGTTGTTGTTGGGATGCTTTGCAACAACATTCCAATACCAACGGTAGAAACCCTCAAACGCATCGCTGTTTCCAACTCGCGAGAGGACATTGCCATCAAGGTCGGCAAACCCAGGCGACTGAAGCTCAGCCACGCACCAGGAGTCTTTACGCATGAAAATCATGGCGCGACGGTGACAGGCGCGGCTCGTGCGAATTGGCACACCGGCAAACGCGATGTCCAAGAACGAACCGTCACCCTTGGCCTTGGTTCCAGCGGGGTTCATCTGGATAGTCGCGTTAAGGATTCCGATATAAGACTGACGGTCAACAGGGTTGAGCAGAATAATATCGGGAGCCTCTCCACCACCACCGGGAAGTGTTCCACCACCGGCACCTGGCGTAGCCAAGGGGTCAAGATCAACCGCATCCATCATGGCCGTCATACGCGGAAGCGCAAGAGCAGCACGCTGTTGGTCGCGAGGCGCAGCATGAG